CACCAACACCGTCAACAATATAAATGTCACCTACCTCATAGTTGCCACTGGTACTGTGTGCGTAGAATGTGTGAATTTCAATTTCATCATTTACTGCCGGTGCAGTGGCAAATATTACTACTCCGCCTGCGCTGTTATAGGTATAGTTAGCAGGAATATTTTCTACTAATTGATTGTTTAAATAGACCTTTACTACTAGTCCTTCAGTACTAACACCATTAAAGGTTTGATTACCCGGTGTAGTTTGTACAATTCTTTCAACCCTAGTTGGCATGAAACGAATACGCATACCGTTATCTAACGTAAGTTGATTACTAGGTGCTGATGTAGCCAACGTTGGCGTTGTATAATAAGGCAGACCAATGATGTCATCAATGTCAATAGGACCTGTCTTGTGTGGTTTAATACTAGCAGGAGGAATTACATCTACCAACCAATGGTATTTGTGATAGTTAATAAACATATCATAGTTTATTGGTAGGTCAAGTGTATACCCTTCTTCATCTAGCTGTATACTGTGTTGGCTTGTATCTGCTTCGTTAAAATCAAGTGTGTTTATTAAATCATCATATGCAAGTGCTTGTGTTATATTGTTGTCATTATCTTTGTTAACAAAACCAGGAACAAACTGTGTTCTAGTGTTGTCGTGATATGAATCTGTAACTTTTTTGCCTTTGCTACTTCCGCAAAAATTATTGATAACACTTAAACTACCTGAACTCATTAACTGTTCAAGTGTGCTATCTAAAAACTGTTTGTTAACTGTAGTTTGAAAAATGTCCGGAAGTAACGTTTGCACATTTCTTGTGCCAACATGTTCAAGGCTTTCTCCTGGTCTGGTGTTAAGAGGAGCAACTACCGGATTGAACTTTTTTTCTTGCATTAGATACTTACTCCAGTGTTAGCCTGCTGTGTTGTTTGATTAACATTTTGAGGTTGTGTAACCACAATGTTACTAGTAGTTAGCACAGGTAAAAACAACTCGTCACTGTCTCCAGTGATTTCAAATAAATCAGTTGTTTCGTAATTACTGCTTACAGGTTGAATTGTTATACTACTAATTTGACCTACTAAATTATTGTGTATATAAGCTGCCATTTCAGTAAAGTAAAACTCTTCGCCAAAGTCCCAATTGTTTATATTGAAATAACTTTCTATTAAACTTACTACTTGTTGTTTAATTTCATTATCACTCATACTACTGTTGATTGTTTTTGTAACATTGAATTTGGCTTGAAGTTCACTACTAGCTAAATCACCAAATAGTATTTTGTACCTAACAGGTCTGTATATAATTTGATCACTGATACTTTTCTTTTCTTCTAAACTTTGGAACATAGTGCCTAATTCAGCTACAGTAGGTGCAGTCGGTTTATTAGCAATAGTACCGTCATTTTTAGCCCAACTTCTGTAGTTTGAATCGTAACTGCTCAACAGTACAAATGTATCAACAATGTTTGTTTGTGCTGGATCAATCACTTGATTTATATCAGCAATTCTATTGTACATGGTGTTGAGGTTGCTTCTTCCACTAACTTGTGTTGTTCCGTTATCATTATCTAACACCACAACATCATAGCCGCCATCATCTTTTGCTGTGCCAAGATTAATTGTACGTGAACCTACAATTTTTTGAAATGCTTCTGGATCGTTTGGATAGCCGTCGTTGTTGGGATCATCTAAAGTTATTCTAATTTTTCGATTATCAGTATATCCATCAGTGTAGGTGTAGTATCCATATATATTGTACTTGAAGTCTTTTGTAAATCCTACATTGGTATTGTCACTTTCTGGATTAATTTTTAGTATTGTAACACTATCATTCAATGGCTTTCCTGTTTCACTACTAAATGATTCTTCAAAGTTTAGATTGTTAAATCTAATTTCATTGTTGCTACCAAAAACAAATCTTGTTTTTCTTGTGAGTATCTCCCAATTGTCACTGGTGTGATTTACTCTGATTAGCCAACTGTTATCTCTACCTGTGAGTGTATTATCACCTTCGTATACTCTGCTCCATTGACTTACAGCATTGTTTGCTGTACTGTTGGCTGGCAAATTAGCACTGTCAATAACAACCCAGTCTTGACTGCTTGCATTATATCTCAAACCAAAGCTGTTGTTGCTATCAATTTTGCTTTTAATTGCTGTTTTAATTGTATCAGTAAATTTATGATTCCAACTTGGCACGATCCTTTTGATTCTTGCACCACTTGGAATAACTGCGCTAAGTGTAACAGCACCTGTTCCGTTGATGTTTAATCCGTTGGGAGTACCAGTTGCATCATCTTGTCCCAAGCCATCTTTATAAAGTCCTGTGACTCTTGCCCAAGTTGAGTTGGCATTTTTAACTACTACACTTACTTGTGCTCCACTGCCGCCACCGCCTGTGAGTGTTATGCTAGTTGAAGGATCGTATCCACTGCCGTCTGCTGTAATTGTAATATGAGTAATAGCACCATTTAATACGGTTGCTGTAGCTGTAGCACCTGTGCCAGAACCATTGATAGTAACTGCAGGTGCGCTGGTGTACCCGCTACCACCATTATTAACAATAATATCAGAGACATATCCATCCACATAAGGATCTGTAACAAATTCTACCAAGCTGTTAATCTCTGCTCTGTTTAGTGCATTGGTAGCTGTTTTTCCCATTCTCTGTACAATACCACTGTTCTGAGTTATATAACCTGTACTTGTTTCACTGCCTTTGTTAATTTGATTCCAACGGAAAACATTGTTATCACTTAAATCTGTATTGTAATAAACAATACCTGATGTGGTATCAATAAATGCGTTATTGCTGTTGTAACTGGTGCCAGCGCCACCGTAAAACTGTTTGTTATAGTACAAGTTTTTAAGTTCACTGTTTATCAACAACGGTTGAATATAGTTTTGTAGCACTGCTTCGCTGTTAAGAGTAGTTGGAAGATTTATAATACTTCTTGTGGTACAGTTATCTTCGTACAAATATCCGTCAGTGATGAACTGTTTTGCATCACTGTATGTTGCTGTAGGGTCATACAAGTCACGGAATCTACTGTGTCCGCTGTGTACTCTGTTGATACTTTTGATCTTGCGAATGTTTTCGCTCACAGTCACCGGATAGATACTGTAGTCGTCTGCTGTGACCATTCTATCCTGTGTAGCAAAGAATCTACCAGCATTTGTTTTGATGCTGTTGATGCTTTCACGTTCACTAGCATTGCTCACAGTACTTTTTAAACTTAGTCCTAGTGTTGCTTGATAGGTGTTACCATCTGCACCTACATAATCAAACTGTAGTCTTGTACTGCTAAATCCTGCTGGATTGATAATGTAGTTTTGGTTAAGTCCAGTTCTGTACCATACTCTGATATTTCCTGTGGGTATGTTTCCAAACTCTCCGTCAGCAAACACTATACTAACTTGGTCATCTTGTCTACTGCTTACACTGTAGATATCTCTGATGTTATTTGCTGTAGCATTAAAAATACTGTTCAATCCATACAATCTATCTACACTGGTCCATGTCTTTAAAACTTGCCCTACTTCATCAACACTTTGTACCCAAATTTGACCATTGGCAATATTATTAACATTGATGTCTAACACCATGTTAGGCAATCCTTGATCAATTGTAAAGTCTTTAAATTCTAATAGACCTTGTTTGAATCCTACAAAAAATCCTGTGTTTGGACTGCTTAGTCCACTGTTATCATTTTTATAAAGTATGTCAATTGTTCCATATGGATCGGGAGTTTTTTCTTCGATAATTTGTTTTGTTGTGTTTTGTGCTATACTGTGTAAACTAAAACTAGCAGTTCTGCCATTTACTACGCCAGTAAAACTTTGTGTGCTTTGTGTGTTTGTACTGTTGGTTTTGTAAACTTCAAAGTTTGTATTGTTTTTTGTAAGTCTACTAAACGGACTTCCAAACTTGCTGTTGTCATTGAATATGCTGTTCATAACTGTAATGAAGTTAACATAGGTACTAGGGTCAGTAGCATCTTCAAACTGTATAGTTTGGTTTGCTAGACTAACACCTTCGACATCAAACACTTGTTCTGTAGTTTTAACGTTGTCTACTTTGAGATAGCCGCTGGATACAACGTTGCGTGTTGGAGTGTAACTTAAGAATTCAGCAATTCGCAAGGCGCTTTCTCTGCGTTCTGCTGTACTTAAATAATTTTCTCTAGTTGCTAGGTCTGCTCTAAATGCTAGGTTGTGACCTAAGAATGCCATAAGTTCAATTAAACTTACAAATTCACTTGAACTGATCCAGTCATTGTAATTCTCTGGATAGTTGTTGTTGATATAATCTACCATAGCAGTTCTAATAGTATCAAAGTCGTAACTTTTGAAATTAGCTTCGCTGAAACTTTCGTATACTACACTGAAATCTTCAGCGGCAAACAAACTGCTTTGTCTTGCGCCCTGTGCCATTATGCTATCTCACCTTCAAATTTTAAAAACAACTCTTCAGCTGTTCCTGTTTCGTCGTACTGAAGCCTAACCTTAATCTCCAACGTATGATCTTGTGGCTTCTCCATAAGTGTTTCAATTTCAATCCATCTAGGATCATTTTCAATTATTCTTTTTACGTCATCCAATGCAAGACTCATTGTGGTCTCGTCCAATGGATCAAATACTAGTTCATGCAGTATGCTACCAAACTCAGGGTTCATAACTCTCTCCCCACGTTTAGTATAAAAATGATTCATAAGATCTCGTTTGGCAATTTCCACATCAGTGAGTGTTCTACTGCCAACTAGGCTCCCAATACTGCTATATCCGATATACGTAGTCATACAAGTATTTATAGTAAAATTAAATACCTATATTTTGATTTGAGTGGTGATAATATCATTTGCTACCAAAGTTTTTGTTATTGTTAATTTTGGACCATCTAGCGTGTAATCAAACAAATGTTGAACAATTTCTCCATTGATTTTTACAAGTAATTTCTCTACTGGTTCCATTGCAGGAGTCTTTAAAAGATCAAACTCAACCACAGTGCCATCTGCTGTAAAACTTTGATTTACTAGTGTTGCACTATATTGTTTACTAATTTCTCTTTTTAGCCCGTCTGGGGTAAAAGGCAAAAACTTCAATGTTTCTGCAAAGTATGCGAATCTTGCATATTTCAATTGCTGTGAATCAAGCAATCCTAGTTCGTTGTTTGTGCGTATTTTGTATATACCATCCAATCTCAACCAACCACGAGTTTTAGTTTTTCCGTAATCTACCAATCTCAATATTTTTGCAATGGCTTTGCACTTGTCTGGATTGATTTTGCTACGACTTATCATGTTGGCCAATTGATCGATATCTTTGTTTTTAATAACTGTTTTAGTATCGTAAATACCTTCCGATGCAGTAATTTGTAAAAAATTGCCTGTGGTGTAATATGTCAATAACAGTGCATCATACATGTTTTGACTCATAGTTGTAGTGATAAGATTCTTAATTTGATTTTTAAATTCACGTTGTTTTTTATTAAAGTTAAGTATCCATGCTTCGTAGGCTTCTTGTTCTGTACATCCTCTGTCAAATGTACTTTCTCCATATCCAAAGCCTGTGCTTCCGTTGTAGCGACTGTAGTTTAGTGCAAACAATTCAGCATTTTCACTGCCATTAATCAATGTCATATCTATTTGTGTATCGTAAGTGGTTTGATCTTTTACAGTAAAATCTTCCCAAATCACTTGAAAATATGTAGGTACTGTTTCTAACATTATAATCTCCAAGGCCTTCCTGTACTAGGATTCACATTGGTAGAGTTACTGGCTGATTCACTACCCAATCCACTTTTGTTTAATTGGCTGTTAACATTTCTTGGTGGAGCAACTTGTACTTGACCTTGGCTGACTGTTCCACTGATGTTGGTCAAGTCTATATCTTGTCCAGTGGTTTCTCCACGCTTGCCTGGTGCTTGTACTGCTAGTTTTTCCTCATTTTCAATATGACCACCATATGGTTCATGTTCTGGAACTCTACCAACAATACTTTCTTTTACTGTGGTGTTTTCAGTCAAGTTATTAGTAGTTGTTTTAGTTGCCGCTGTTGCAGGTGGACCGTTCAAGTCTAATAGACCATCTGTGGTCATTCTTGTAAAGCCAGAAGCTTTTATATGACCGTTGAGATCTGTGGTTAATTTTAAATCTTTGTTGCTGTGCAAATTAAACTCGCCTGTACTTGCTTCAAACTTTATTCCGTCTGTGCCTCTGGCTTTTACATTGATTGCATCA